GAAAATGGCTTTGCAGGTTCTTACTTTGTCAGCTTTGCTAATGGCGTACCTACTGCTGAAGAAAGGAGACAGATAGAACAAAGTTTAGTAGATAAATTCACAGGAGCGTCTAACAGTGGGAAGTTTGTATTGACCTTCTCAGATGATAAGACTAGAGTACCTGAAATAACTCCTATTAGTGTATCTGACGCTGACAAGCAATACCTAGCGCTCCAAGAGCTTTTAGTTTCAAATATATGTGCAGCACACAGAATTACATCAAAGACTTTAATGGGTATTGATACAGCTAACGGATTTTCTAGTAATGCAGATGAACTTATAAACGCAGCCAATTTCTATCAGAATACAGTTGTAAGAGGGTTTCAATTAAATATCTTAAATACTTTACAAACTATTTTCTCAGTAAACAACATGGACTTGCCTGTAGAATTTGTGCAGCTTAAACCTATAACAGTTCAGTTTGACTCTAAGACTATTAGAGAAGTTATGACAGTTGACGAAATAAGAGCTGACTTAGGGCTTGAAGCGTTAGGTGATGAAGACACAGTAGAACAAGACGTTAAGCTAGCTAAGGTTGGAAGTATGATTAATGACGGAAAAGAGCTTCCTTTATTTGACACTATAGAAGAAGCAGAAGCAGAAGCAAAAAGGATTGGTTGTAGTGGTACGCACACTCATACGCAAGACGGTAAAGAATACTATATGCCATGTGAAAACCACGAACAAATCACCTCTTTGAATAAATGTAATTGCTCAGAAAAGACAGAGCTTGAAAGTTTTATTGAAGAGTTTGGTGAAGATATTTCAGAAGATTGGGAATTGTTAGAAGAAGAAATAGTAGATGGAGAACACCAAGATTTTGACTTTGAAAATGAGCTTAACAATATAGCTAATGACAAAACAGAACTAGCTTCTACAGGAACAGCTAGACCTAATGCTAGAAGTAGTCAAGACGGAACAAACAAATCAGATAATGAGTTTTACAAAGTTAGATACGTTTACACTAAAGATAATTTCTTAAGTCAAGAAGGAAGCACAAGGGATTTTTGTAATATTATGATGTCAGCAAAAAAGGTTTACAGAAAAGAGGATATTTTACAAATGGGTAATAGGGCTGTAAATGCAGGGTGGGGACCAAGAGGAGCAGCTACTTACTCAATTTGGCTTTACAAAGGCGGTGGAAATTGCCACCATTTTTGGCTAAGGCAAATCTATAAAACATCTTTAAGAGGCGCTAAGAGCAATATCAAGCCAAGTGAAGCAATATCTTACACTAAAGCTTTATCTGAAGGATTTACAGCAGAAAGAAACGACAAGCTAGTAGCAAGACCACCAAAGAGAATGAAAAACAACGGATTTTTAAAACCTAGATAATTATGGCATACGTATTATTTATATCAGAAGCAAAGCTAAAAGATAGCACAGCAATCAACTTAAATGTAGACCCTGAAATATTGTTGCCTTATGTGTTACAGGCACAGCGTATCTATATAGAAACAAAATTAGGCACTACACTTTACGAAAAATTAGAAAGTTTAATTACAGCAGGAACAATAGGTAATGTAGGTAATGAAGCTTACAAGACTTTAGTAGATGAGTATATTGGCGACTGTTTGCCATCTTGGGCATTTCATATGTGTATTCCTTATTTACGCTTTAAAACGGAAAACGGTAACATCTATTCTAAGACTTCAGAGACAGGTACAGCTTTAAGTACAGAAGAAGCTCAACACCTTAGAGAGGAGGTGAGAAACAATGCTGAATACTTTACAGAAAGAATGATTAAGTATATTACTAACAATATAACTCTTTTCCCTGAATACAATACCAATAGTGGAGCAGACATTTCACCTGACCAAAACGCTTATTACAATGGTATGAACCTTGAAAGACCAATGAGGCAAGGAACAAAACTTACTTTAAGAAACTTTTTAAACGCTTCTGATTACTAATGAAGAAACACTATAAACCGAAAACTAAAAATGTTACTAAGCTAAAGACTTACTTAGATAAAAAAACAAAACAAAATGACAGAAGTAAAAGATACTCTACAAGTAGGGTTAGCTAATTTTTCAGCTATTGGGTTTACTCTAGCAAGTGCAAATGAAATACTAAGTTTTGTTGCACTAATACTTTCAATAGCATATACTATATATAAATTCATTCAATTTGAAAAAAATAAATAGATGGCTCGTAAAGTTATTACAAGTGGTTTTAAAGGCGTTAAAAAGAAACGAAAGGGTGTACACTCAAAAAACGCAAGTAAAGGACAGAACGGCTTTAAAAAAGCCTACAGAGGTCAAGGGCGTTAACCTTCTTTTAATTAGAGATACATTCACAAAAGAAAGCACTATTGGTAAACTGTTTATCAATGGCGAAAGTTTTTGTGATACCTTAGAAAACCCTTATATCAATAACGAAAGAAACATAAGCTGTATTCCTGAAGGTCAATACAAAGTCAGATTAAGACTTCCAAGAGAGTCAGCGACTAGGGATTACTTACATTTATTAGTTCAGGACGTTCCTAATAGAGATTATATCTTATTTCATAGAGGAAACACAGCTAAAGATACAAGCGGTTGTATTCTAGTAGGAAATGGTCGTGAACAAGACGTTGTTGAAAACTCTCGTTTAGCTATGGATTTAGTAATCAAAGAAATACTTAATTTAGGCGGAGAAAATATTAATTTAATAATCAAAAATAAATAGTTATGAAAAAGTTTTTAGAGAAGTACTTAATCGGACAAATGATTAAGAGTAAAAAGTTTTGGTATGCAGTTAGTTCAGTAGTTGTGCCTGCTTTAGTTTCTTACTTAGGAGTTGATGAAACAACTGCAAAAGATTTATACTATGCAATCTTAACTCTAATTGTAGGTCAGGGAATAGCAGACGTTGCTAAAAAGTAATAGATACAGATTAAAGCCACACGAAATAGTGGCGCTAGAAAAGATGCGAGAAGCCGAGACTAGAAATGTTCTAGTAATCGGTGACTTGCACGAACCATTCTGTTTAGATGGCTACTTAGACTTCTGCATAGACCAATACTACACTTATAATTGCACGGAAGTAGTCTTTATAGGCGACGTAATAGACAATCATTACTCAAGCTATCACGAAGCTTCAGCAGATGGAATGGGCGGCTTAGATGAGCTTGAATTAGCTATTAAGAAAATAGGTAGATGGAGAGACGCTTTTCCTATGGCTACAGTAATTATAGGAAATCACGATAGAATTATAATGCGTAAAGCTCAGACTTCTTCTATTCCAAGCAAATGGATTAAGTCTTTTAAAGAAGTTTTAGAAACTCCTGATTGGAACTTTGTAGAAAGATACGAAACAGATGGAGTACAATATATTCATGGAGAAGGAGGAACGGCAAGAACTAAGTGTCGTGCTGATATGATGAATACTGTTCAAGGGCATTTACATACCCAATGTTATACTGAACACTATGTAGGTAAGAAGTTCAGAGTTTACGGAACTCAGGTCGGTTGTGGTATAAATCACAAATCTTATGCTATGGCTTACGCTAAATACGGTAAACGTCCTGCTGTTGGTTGTGCAGTAGTCCTCAATAATGGTCAAACTCCAATCAATCTTTTAATGCCTTTGTAATGAAGGAAACCCAATCAATCAACATATTTTTAATGTATATGCTTATAATTTTAGTTATTTTATTGCTGAATTTATAGGTTTTTAACATCTTTTTCAACCAATTCTAATCTTTTTTTAAATTTATTTTAGTATCATTTACTAGATAAGGGATAACTATTTTTAATCTTTTTAGTTAAAAACTTAGTTAAAAACTTTGTTAATTCAAAAAAAGGTTTTATCTTTGTCTTGTCAAAATTAAACTAATTAAATAATCAAGAAATGAACTACAAAATTGTAAACAACAACACAGGAGCTACTTACTTCTTAAATGAAAAAGAAAAGATAAACTTTTTTATTAAAAACAAAGAACAAAATTATAACGAGACAAATTTAACAGAGCAAAGAAGAATAAGAATAAACAAGATGTTAGATATAGTTGCTCAATTAGCAATAGTAGGAGCTTCAATATTAGCTACTTTAATTTACATTCAAAACTATTAAGATGACTAGACTAGACGCAGAATACTTAGAACACTCTACTTATGTAGATTACAGCGAACCTAAAATATCTTTTATTACAGGTAAGCTAATAGATGATAAAAAAGTAATAGCTGAGGAATGGCTTTTAAAACCTGATTACATAGCAGCTAAGGTAACAAGCTCAGGTGGTAATGACTTAGCTTATAACAGCCGTTCAGTAGTTGTTGTAGGTACTACTTTACAATGCTACAGAAAAGCTTGTGAAATGCTCAAGAAAAAAGGTTGGCAACAGAAAGACTGTTGGGATGTAGAGCTAAAACCAATCTATAAAAAACACTATAAGAATAATGGCAATTTGCCTGTAATAATAAATTTAAAATAATGGAAGAAATACACAAAAGACTGCACGAAATAAATACTTTTCAATGCGTAGATAACGAACTATACCTAAGAGGAAAGGATGAAATGGGAGAAGATTTAACAATATGTTTTGACGCTTTTAACTTCTTAGAGTGGATAGACAAAGAACAAATAGAATATATAAAAGAACAACTAATTAAATACATACAAAAAAAATGATAGAAGAAATAAAAGATTACGCAATTGAAGGGCTAGAAAATTTAAAAGGAACAAACCCTGAATGTTCAGAAATACATCACAAAATATTTAATACTGATTACTATATAATTGGAACTTACCAAGCTAAAGAGTGGATTAATAAATTTGGAACATTTGATGTAATAGGTGAAATTGTAGATTATGAAACTCATCATTTTGGAGAAGTTTATACAGATTGTGCAGACGCTGAGAAAGTAGCTAATATGTTTGCTTATATTAAAGGTGAAGATGTTTTATATAGTAGTAAAACTTACGACAAATTATATGACAGAAAATTAGATGATGAAGATTTACAAGATATAATAAACGAATTAAATTAAATTTATTATTTTTAACGAAATTATTAACAGGCAAAAATCCTAGCCAATTAACATAGGTAGAA